GCATGGCGCGCCTTTTTTTGTTCGGCATGGTGCCTCCAAAACGAGTAGCCCAACACTGCTAGATTAGCGTGTTTTTTTTAAAAGGTTAATTTTTGTGGAAGGTGGAAATGCGAAAATAGATAATTAGAAAAATCAATTCAGAAGTCAAGCAAATGCGCTATTCTGGCTTTTGCACATTGCCCTTTTTGTCGTGAACGGTCACGAAATCTAAATTGGTGTCGCCAAATCGGTCTGCTGGGGCTGGCTTTGGGGCGATGGTCACGAAATCTAAATTGGTGTCGCCAAATCGGTCTGCTGGATCAACAACCTTCATATAAGTCGCACCAGCTTTATCCATAAACTTTTCTGGCACCACCGGGATATCAACTGGCTTTTTGCCTTGTCTATCTTTTGGCATCACACTTCTCCATATGTCACGTGGTATCCGGTGACTTTTTCGCCGTTGAAATTCTCACCAACTATCTTTTTGACTTTCTTCACCATCAACTTTTTCCCTTTGTCCAAAATCACTTCTGCTTCTTCAGGGACTGTTGCCGACACAACATTGTAGCTGGATGAGGTTGTTGGTGTTTCCATCACAATAAAATATTGCCCTTTTTCAGTCGTAAAAGAAGCTGACTCTGCCACATTTGCTCTGGCTGACCAACTTGTGAGGGCTTCATGCTCTATGATGTTGCCCTTTTTGATAAATGGTGCTATGCCCTCTGAATCCATCGCATACATGCCTCGATAAACTCTGCCATTGTAGACTGGCGCGCGATCAAGCGCTGCACGCATATCCTTCAATTGCTTCACGGATTTCGGGTGTGCTTTCAGCGTGGAAGCAGTTGCCCGTCCACTGTCGATGTGCTTCATCATGGCAAAATCTTGGCCGCTCCAAGCGCCAAACGCATCTTGTTCCGCTTTGCTCAACGATTCTGTCCACGCCTTGGTGTTCGGCGCGCGTTTGGGCTTGGGAATAGGTTTGGGCTTGGGAATAGGCTTGGGAATAGGCTTGGGGGTGACAGCTGCTGTCGCTTCATCCATTTGCTGAAGCACTATGTGATAACCCTTTTCAACTGTTTTTCCCACCGTGTTGGTTACTTCTTTGACGCTCTTGACTTTGAACGACTGTTTCTTCAGAATCACCTCTTTCTGATTGCGCAAATAGTACACTACATTATTGCCAAGTTCATGCCCCTGCGTAGTCTGAACTTCATATACAATATATCTTCGTCCAGCATCTGCCTGAATAAACTCATCGGTCACAGCGATGTCTTTGGTCCAGCTGGAAACAGCGTCCTGCTTGATCACCCTGCCCTTTGTCGCCAACGCCTTGGCTTCAGCCGCATCAATATCGGCAAGTCCTCGATACACTTTACCACTGTATTTAGGCGATTTATCAAGCGCAGAAAGCAGATTTTTCGTCTGCTTCGTCACCCTCTTGATATATCCTGGCTTGCCAGATAACGCTTTGCCTGCGTCAACCGCCCGCATCGCTGCCCAGTCTTCCATAGTCCACGCGGCAATCGCGTCTTGTTCTGCCGTTGAAAGCGCCCCATGCCAAGCATCAATCTCAGCATTCGTAGGATTGGCTGGTGGTTTTGGTTTTGGCTTGGGCTTGGGCTTTGGAACTGGTTTCAAGACTGGAAGTGTGGCATCATCAGCTTCAGCCAATGTGACCTCTATGCCATAACGCTTAGTGCCGCCAATTGTTCTGCTGACTTTCTTGACGTCTTTAACAACCAACCGTTTGCCCTTGGACACAATGACTTCTTTTTCAGATGCCTCTGTGCTAAGCATTGTGATGTCGTGCGCACCTCGTTTGGCACTATATTTCATCACAACATACCGTTGTTCTGGCCCTGAATCCAAGGCAAACAGTTTGGCAATCTCTTTGTCTTTGGACCAACTGGTCATAGCATCTTGTTTTATGATTGCGCCTTTTTTGAACACAGCAGCTTCTTCAGGTTGTATCACCATGCCTCGATGGATAACGCCTTCATAGTGCGGTGATGACGCAAGTGCTTTTTCCATTTCAGCCAAAGTCTTCTGCGCTCTGGCAACTGCTGGAAGCGCCATGTCTTGCTCGGCAACCATTCCTGCTTGCAATTGTCTCACACGATTATACCCACCTGATGACCAGTGTTCAAATGCCTCTCTTTCAGCAGGTGAAAGATTTTTAGCCCAAGATGCTGCAGATGCCATTCTCAACGGATTGGGCGCTGCCGCAACGGTCATTGGAGCCAAATTGTCATATGAACCGGTTGAAGCGTCAACGTCAACGGTGCAACGACACCTGAAATGATAGGGTGGAAGTGACAGCCCAGATGCCGCAAGCGCCTTTGAATCAGCTGGCCCTTGATTGCCGGGCTTGGGCGATATGGATTTCATCTGTTTTTCGGTTGGCCAAGGGTGGGCTGCTTTAACGGCATCTGGCGTAGTGGCGCTCAACTCATTCTGCATCTGCTCAGCGCCTTGCTGAGTTGTGAATACCTTGCCATCCATGTGCGAACAACGAAGGCACGTGCGTTGATCGGCTGGATTGCTGATCGTGTACCTGGTAATTCCAATGCTCATAAAGGAGCGCATTTGCCCATGCACACGCGCCACAGTTGCAGCGTTGGCTGCCACGCCTTCAAAATACTGCTTGGTGGTCCCTGTGAAACCGGCAGGCACTTTAACTTGAGACAGCGTTGTTTTCATACGCTCCTTCATGAGCGCTGCCGCCTTGGAAGGATCGCCACCTGCTTCAATCATCGTTTGCCGCGTGATCTTGGCTATTTCGGGTGACACGCCATTCTTGTAAAGATCACCCATCCAAAACACCTGATGGTTCTGAAGCGCTGCCACTGCGTGCTCATCCACCAGGTCAAAGCTCGGCAGGAGCTGGGCAACTACCTTTGTGCCCTTTGCCGCCTTTTCCACCTTTTCAAATTTGGGCATATTGTAGACCAACGGTTTGGTAGTCTGTCTGTTGGCCTTTTTGTGGCCTGCCGTCCTGGCCAATCGGTAGATGCGCTCAACCTCTTTCAAGAACACTGGTTTGATTTCTCCAGCCCACGTATTCATGAACCCGTCAACAGCAGCCGTTATCTGTTTGGCTGTCTTGCCCTGGGCCGCCATTTTGGCTGCGAGCGCTGTTGCCTTTTTCGCCCTCTTTTCCCACGCAGCATCCAGATATTCCCGCATGCGCTTTTCCGCACGCGCGATTTGCGCCACTTCGGAAATCTTGGCTGTCTTGGCAACAATCTCGTCAGATGCTACCAGGCCATCATATGCTTGCGCTAGTGAGAGCACCCCTCATCCTCATCTCCACCTGCCTCTTCAAGCCATTTCTCTTCAATCTGTTTATTCAGCTTCACCAGGTAGTCAACAAACAACACATCGCCCATTTCACTGTGGAGCGATTTCAGCGCGGTGATCTGTTGCCCTGGCTCTGATGGTTCAGCCTTGTTCTTCACCGCTTCAGCCATCATCAGGCTGAATGGGATGTCTTGGTTGAAGTCTTCAGGGAAGTCAGGCAGCTCGGTGCCCAATATGTCTTCCAGCAGCATGCGGGCAATCCTGGGATTGACACCACCTGTTTTCTCTGCTTGGGCGAGAATCTTGACCAACAGGCTGTTGTCGGTCGTATTGGGGCTGTTGCTCTTGAACTTGTGGTACAGCACGCCCATGTCTGGGAATATGGTGCGGTTGAACAGCTCGTCAAACTCGTTTCTTTCAGGGGCAAACACCTGCTCATCGGCCAATTGCCGGCTGCTATCGGCTGTGTTGCGCGTGTAATCATCTGCGCGCCCAACGATGATAGGTGGCAAACGCCAGACACGCCTGATTTTGTCCCGGTTCTTTTCGCTGTAGTTCTGGAACAGGGCATCCTTGTGCTGTTCTGATACCAATGGCTTTATTTCCATCTTGATCTGTCCACCGTCCTCACCTTCCAGAGCTGTTTCAGCCTCGATGATCAGGAATTTGCTGTAATTGTCGCTGTCCTGCACCTGTGATTCGACAAATTCAGTGATGCGCTCGATGGTGCCCTCAGTGAGCTGGCCATTGGAGACAGCGACCACCATGGACGGGATGTTGTTATTTTTGAAAGTGATGTAATTGATTTCCTCAGCTGCTCTGTCACCGTAAATGCTGAGCAGATTGCCGATGTATCTAGGCAAGCCATATGGTGTTCGCGGCGCATATATGCGCAGATAGACCACTTCGTTAGCACGTTTGGCTTTCGGCAACGTCCCAGTCGCCAATTCCCCTGTCTCATTATTCCACACTCTTGGGTCGCCAAATTCCTTGAACCACCTTATCTTGTGCCCTCTAACCACCTCCATGCTCTGTCGTCTGATTGATTTGGACTGTGCAAACGTCCTGAAGCGCCTGTACTCCTTGCGAGTGACTTTTGCCACACTGCTATCCTTCTGAAGTTCCAATATCGGCCTGTCAACCAAGATATGGTCTTCATCCAGTCTGCCGAGGCGCATCTGGTAACTGGGCAAGTGAACAAAGCTCTGTATTCTGCCCACGTTGTCCCTAATCACTTCAAAGTAGCCACACCCGGTTGATTCCAAATCACGTCGCAACTTCCTGCGAAAAGACACAAATGACTCTTTGGTGCAATATGCAAAGAAATTCTCAAGCCTTATTTTCTCGTTGCCCACTTTATTCGCCAACGCAACGGGTGGTTTTTTGCCGCCTGGAAGCATGGTCTTGACACGCGGAACAAACCGATGGCCAAACCCTTCAATGTTTATCTCCATCGCCGCAATGCATGGCTCCATTTCGGTGTTGTTCTCTGGGAGCATCGCCAAAGCCAAAGTGTCAAACGGTGGCTCAATCACTTTGCCTGTATCGGTCAAAGCGCTGAATGGATCGTCTGGCAATGCCTGCGATTCCCCTGGTTTGCCATCGGCCTTTTCTACTTTTATCACCCTGGCATGCACTTTACCTAGTGACCGCTTGTTCGCAACATTGGCGCTATTCGTCACCACTTTGAGTTCACTCTTTTCCATGCCTCACTCCTTTATATTAACCCAGGTTCTTTTTTGCGTTTTTTCCGTTTCTTCATCTGGCTCGCCTTGATGGCCAGGTGAAAAGCGTCAAACCAATCCTTGTATCGGTAATCAGGGAACAACACCAGCTGTTCTATCTTCAAGTGATAGTCGCCTGTCTTCTTGAAAAACACTCTGCCGTCCTCAAACAGCCCTGTGATCTTCCAGGCATTGGAAATCTTATCGCTGCTGGCTGGATACGGTGTCACTCTGATGTCCTTGTCGCCATCTTTCAACGTCTGATATTGGGCCAACTGATATGCGTTGGATTCAATTAAACACCGTATTGGATCCCATTTGTTGTAATATTCAATGATTTTATTCGTCTGCGCACCGAACCTGAGCTGACCCTCAAACCAGTCCAACACATACCTGTTGTCATTGTCATCCATCCCAATCACAACAATTGCGAAATGGTCTGCGCTCTGCTTCTGACTAATGGCCAAGTCCACGCCCATATATATCCTGAGATTTTCGGGGATGTCTTTGGAAGAAATGACTTGGCAATCATCATATTGAAAAATCTGGCCTTTCATCGCCTCTGTGTCGCACTGATATTGCGAATTGAAGATGATGAGCCCCATCTTTTTACGTTTTTGCGCAAACCATTCAGGCGGATACTTTTCAGGCCATGGGCTCTGGCCGTTGACCAGTGCCGGTATGATTTGGAATCTGCCTTTCAACTCATTATTCATGAGATGGCCGTACAAATCTGCGTAATGGTATCTGGTGCCCAGTCTATGATATTCGCCTCTGTGTGGAACATTTGCGTCAGGTGGCTCCAGCGTTGGTTCCAACGTCTTGTAGTACCACGTCCTGGTTTTGTCTCTCATGTACTCAGTGCGGGAATTCTCTTCATCCACAAGGTCATCACCGATGATTACATCATAGTGCTTGCTAACAATGGTGCCGTCAACACCAACACAAGTGATGCTTGCCTCTTTGGAATTGGAAGTGCGCGGCAACACTTCAATTTCTGTGCTGTCCCATTTGTTGACCCGGCGTGGATCGTAGTACAGGCCAAAAATCTCAGCCAACAATTCGTTGGCTTCAAAGTGCCCTCTGATTTCCTTGAGAAATGCTTGAGCGTTGGGGCCTGTCTTGGAAGCCAATAGAATTCTCAGATTGGGGTCTTTCAACAACAGGTGGATGGACTTGGTGACTGTGGCCACGGTTGTCTTGCCAGCGCCTCGGAATACCAATTGAAGATTGTCTGGATATTTGAATTGAAAGCGCAAGAGCGCCAGGTGCATCGGTGTGACATCGTATCCCAAGACATATGATGCCAGGATGTCTATACGGTTGTTGTCAATGATTTGGCGTTTAACCCACTCATTGCCCATTGCCTGATAATGCTTGTAGAGTTTGACTAATTCAGAGCGTTCAGCTGTTTCAAGTCCCTTTGCTCCATTGTTCAGAATAGGGACAACTTGGGCGTTGGACATTGCCGTGCCTAGCCAGCTTCATGTAGGAAACCCGCCACGCAAATATCCGTTGAGCCTGCTGCGATGGCTGTGACGGCAACATACATGATACGACCAAGGCACTGAACGGTGAACTCATAGGGCACGTTTGCCCCAATGCCCGCTTTGGCTAGTGCCGTGTGTGCTTTGATGAACTTACCTGCTTTTTCAGACCACCAGTACACCTCGACATCAGGGTTGGCTCCAGCGCTTGGGAGCACCTGAACGTTGGCATACTCATACATTGACATGTTGATGCCGCTGTCCTTTGAAACAGCGGCAATAGCAGCAGGGATTTCTGCTGCCGCAACGCCTGTTCTGTACACCCTGTAATTTGGCGATCTGTTTGGTGATGCTGCCATATTCCACCTCTCAGGATTCAGGAGCAACGCCCAAGCGCTTTGCCACGCTTGGGCTGCCCCTGATCTCAGCGTTGGTGATTTGCTGCGTGCCTTTAATCGGTCGCCACGAAGTACACCACCTCACCGTCCACATTCAGGTCAGTGTCAGCACCCAAGGCAAACCCGTCACTGAGCGGGGTGATGCCATTGGTGTCGATGAGCGATTTGGTGCCAGCAGTGATCTCCTTGAGCGCAGAATCATCTGCCATCCCCTTGATCCACTCAGCTGTCGCCAGCCCATCCACGTTGATGAGCTTCACTCGGTTGGGTCTGAATCCAACTTTCCTGATTTCGATGTCTGCACCTGTCCCGGTGAAAGCACCGGTCACTTCTCTGCTGCGTCCACTACCCATGTTTCACCTCCATTTGTGAATTGACCCTTGACAGCCTCGGCATCTGGGCCACACCGGGCCTGCTCGCAATCTGCGCGCTGGGGTCAGATTTAACATGACAGACTTAGAATAACCGAAAATGCCTTGCACGTCTAATATTTTGAGATTCAAATGTTGACGGGGTGCGGGAATAAATAAGGTGGTCTTGCTTTCCTTTTCACCTTAACCAACGATGTGTAAAAATTATTCTTGAAATAAGATGGTGTTGGCACACGCTTCCACCTGTAAATGTATTCTGCCCGCCTCACGTCCATGCTGCCGCCATAATGATTTGCTGCTGGCACTGGATCGCTAATTTCGCCCAAGGCCCATTTATCCAATTCAATCAATTTGTCACGCCAAAGCTCTTTGTACAAATTCCATTTCAAATTATTCGGCCAATCATCCGGTCGTTTCAAATCGTAGTCCAAAGAGAGTATCCAAGGCCTGGTGTGTGTGCTGTGCCTTTTCACCGCTGCTGAATATCGTTTGATCACCCACAGCAAATCCTTTCTCACACCTTGGGCTCTGATCTGTTTGAGACGTTTGGAATACACCCAGGCAATAGCCATACATTCTTCCATTGCTTCATCTGGTGCGCCAATTCCAAAACGAGTCTCACCAACACATGAGCGTGCCAACCACAGCTTTGTCTTTGACGTCCACTGCCCTTCTGGAATTGGTTTTTGACCAACATCTGAATCTGCCTTATTGGGTTGGCTTGTAGAACCCAACATTGGCAGGGATAAGAATATCAGAATTGTTGCATACCAAATGATCCGTCTGATTGTTTTCATCTCCTTGCCTCCTGTGTCATTGCTGGCAACCTTTCGCCAGCCATTCTCGTAATGCTTCCACTGATTCAAATCTCTTTGGCGCACCTGGCTCTTCATCGTAGCCAACCAGCTTTGCCATTTCCTTTATTTCATCAACGTCATCGCTGAATACAATCGTGGCCGTCCCGGTGCAACTGCCTTTGCGTGATCCATCAACGCCAACAGCCTGGCAACGACAATTGTGGTGCGCTGGTGGAATCATCCTGGCAAATCCTTGGGCATAATCGCGTTGGGTCCGGTGAACAGGTGTTTCGGCCACACCTTCATCGCCCACTTCCTGGTCCGTTGATACCGCCCACCCGGTATGTCGTCATCCCACCGGCCAAACGTGGTATTGCCTAGCTTGGTGATTAAATACCTTGCGAACACAGCTCCCTCCAACGCTATGACACCTTTTGAGCCGTGCTTGTCGTAAGCCATACATAGACGTTTCAGCGCAGCTCCTGGCGCATTTACTGTGTTGGACCAAAACACGCTCATCGCCAGGTCAAGCTCAGGCGTGATGTCGTCATCCGTCATCGTGCTGAAGTGGTCTGCCCCATACACAGCCTCTTGGATGGTGAGGTCAGGAGCTGACTTGGACCAACGCAGTTTCACCCGGTCGTTGCGTTTCATGAAATGCTCCAGACCGTGATTGCGTTGCGTTTTGTAGGTGGATGGGTGCATGAACAGCTCGTGGAAAAGGCGTGCCCATTCTTCTGCCTGTTTCCGCCCTGGGCCAGTTGAGGG